TCGTGCCTACCTGCTTGGCCAGGGCCGTCACAGCCTCCGCGATTTGAGTGATAGCCGCATCGGTGTCGGCCGAGGCAGTGGTGTCGGTCGAATCGGTGCTGGCTGGCGTGATGACCGTGATGGCGCCGCTGGCCACTGTGATGGTGTTGCCATCCGTCAGCAGGTAATCGGCATCGGCCACGGCCGTGCCGTCGCTGGTTACCGCATCGCCCACTTCATAGGTGTCGCGGTCGCCGGTGTCGATGTCGAGGGTAGTGCCCGAGTCGGTCGTGACTTGCAGCGCGGTCGCCGCATCGGTGGTGGCCTGCGCTTTAGCGGGCTTAAGGGTGGCCAGGGCCGTCGTCATGGCGGCCAGGCCCAGGTTAAATTTGGACATGAGTTGTTGGGCCCAGCCGGGCGCTTGGTCGGCATCAGCCGAGGTGGAGGCAGTAGTAGGCACGATGGCCAGGGCGGTAGCAGGCTGAAGAATCTGCGTAGCGAAGCCGTAATCCATTAGTTCCTGCCCGACGAGCGTAGTTTGGGCGCTCATGATTTCACGGAAGACTGCTTCATCCACGCCGGCCCGTTCGACATACAGGGCCAGCAGGTCAGCCTCGCAGCGCGCCATCTCGTCGGCCCAGGCCTGCGCCTGCTCAGCCGTGGCGCCGTTGATGCCGCCTGTGGGCAGGTGCACCAGGCTTTCGGTGTGAGGGTGCGCAATGCGTACCGAGCCAGCCAGAAAAACGGCGGTGGCAATGCTGCTGCACTGGCCAATAGCCTCAGTGGTGACCGTTACGCCAGCCATGCTGCGCAGATAATCGTGCATGGCCATGCCCTTATCGACCCGCCCACCGGGCGAATTGATGATAGCGCGCACCGCGTCGAAGGGCTTCTGGTATTCCAGCTGCATCATCACGTCTTCGAGCGTGGCATAGGGGTACGTGTTACCCGCCTCACTGCTGTCGGCTACAATTGGCCCCGAGATATAGACTTTCGCTTCCGCCATGCACAAAGTTTCCGACGTGCAAGAGGGCAAAATCTGCGTTTTGCGCCAGCAGAATGACACTAAACGCAAACTGCGTTACGCTTTTGGCAACTTCGTTACGCTTTTGGGCGGTGGCGCTTGCGGGCCGCCCCGCCCGGTCGGGAACTTCGGGCTACTATGGCCGACCAAACCAACGAGAGTATCCTGTTTGAAGTAAAAATCAACAGCGAGCAGTACAAAAGTGAGCAAAAGCTGATTCGGGACAGCCTCGGGCAGGTAGCGCTCGACATCGAGAAGACCCGCACCGCCCAAAAGAAGCTCAACGACGAACGTAAGGCAGGCAACGTCACGGATGCCCAGTATGCTGAGCAGTCGGTGAAGCTGCGCGAACAGCTAAAAGGCCAGACCGCCGACCAGCGCGAGCTGGAAAAGGGACTGGCTAACAGCCAGAAGGCCTACAACGCGGCGGCCGGCTCAGCCGAGCAGTTGCGCGCCCAGCTTTTTGAGCTGAAAACGGCCTACTACGCCATGAGCGAGGCCGAGCGGCAGTCGGCCGAGGGCAAGGGGTTGCAGCAGCAGGCGCTGGGCATATCCGATGCGCTCTCGGCCATCGAGAAAAGCGTGGGCACGGCCAGCCGCGACGTGGGCAAGTACGGCGACGCTTTTAAAATGGGCCTGGCCCCGGTGGTGGCGGAGCTGGTGAAGATTGAGGCGGAGCTAAAAGGCGTCGATGCCGCCAGCGAGCAGGCCGCTATGCTCAACCAAAAGCGCATCGGCTTCATGACGGCCGCCCAGCGGGCCGCGGCGCAAGCTGGCATCACCGATTTCGCCCAGGCCAAGGCTACCATCGACCAGTATGCGCAGGCCTTCACGCCGGCCGTGGAGAACCTGCGCCAAGTGCAGCAGGAGCAGCAGCAGGCCGGCCAGACGGTGGGCCAGAACTCCGAGCAGTACCAGGCGCTGGGCTTCCGGGTAGCCGGCGCGCAGAAAGCGCTCGACGATTTGGTTGCCGCCCAGCAAAAAGGCGAGCAGGCCGCCCAGGGCGGGGCCGCCGCGGCCCAGAGCCAGGCGGCGGCGACTACTGTAGCGGCAAACTCGCTGGCTGGCCTGCGGGCGCAGCTCGTGCAGCTGGAGCAAACCCGCGAAACGCTCGACCCCACCACCCAGGAGGCGCAGGAGCTGAATACCACCATCCTGACGCTGCGCACCAGCATTCAGCAGGCCGAGGGTAAGATTGACGAGTTTGGCGAGCGGGTGCAGAAGAACATCAAGCGCGAAAATTTCGACACGGTGACCGACGCCGTGGGCGGCCTCACCGCCGCGCTGGCCGTGGGCAACATCGTTTTCGGAGATAACACCGATGCGGCGGCAGCCCAGGCGAAGGCCTTGCAGCTGATGGCCATCGCGCAGAATGCGCGCGCCATCGCCATCGGCCTCGACTCGGCCAAGGATGCCGCGCAGATTGTGCTGCTGAAGGCTAAGAGCATTTTTATCAAAGAAGAGGCGACGCTGACGGCCGCCGCCGCCGTGAGCACCGAGGCGCACGCCGCGGTAGCGGCTGCCGACGCTACGGCCATTGAGGCGCAGGCGGGCGCGGCGGCACTCAATGCCGAGAGCCAGGCAGCCAGCGCCGCCGGCACCGCGGCCAGCACCGTGGCCACCGAGGCGCAGGTAGTCGCCACCGAGGGCGCGACGCTGGCGCAGCGGGCGCTCAACCTGGCCATGAAGCTCAATCCCATCGGACTGGTAATCATTGCTGTCACTGCCCTCGTGGGGTTGTTCTTGGCCTACCGCAACAGCAGCGACGCCACCCAGCAGAAGGTAAAGAACTTCGCCGAAACGCTGCTGCGCTTCACGACGCCCGTGGGGCTGGTGTACACGGGTATCGAAAAGCTCTACAACAAGTTCGCGGCGGTGCGCGCCGTGCTCGACCCCGTGATTGCGGGGTTTGAAAAGGTAGCTGGCAAGTCGCTGGAGGTGGCGCGCAGCTTTGGTGAGTCTATCGGGCTGCTCGATACGGCTAACGAAAAAGCCATCAAGGCCGCGCAGCAGCGGCTCGAACAAATTGACGCGCTGAAAACCGCTTATGCGCAGGAAGCCAAAGCGCTGGAACTGGCTGGATTCAGTATGGAGCAGGTGCGCGCGCAGGGCATCAAGGGCTTGCAGCAGGAGCTTTATGAGCGCACGGAATTAAACAAAAAACTGGATGCGCAGGACCGGGAGAAATATGGCAAGGCACTGGAGAACATAAAACGCAAACAGGCTGCTAATGAGATTCTGAGCGACCAGGAAAAGAAGCTGTTCGACGAGCGGGTGAAACGCGATAATGAAGAAGCAGCGGCACGCAATGCACTTATTGAGTACGATTACGAAACGATAGAGCTGCGCCGGGCGGCCCGCCAGCAGGAGGCGCAGGACGTGCAAACCAACACAGCCCGCGCCGCGCAGAACTTGGCCCGGCGCATTGAGCAGCAGGATGCTGCCGAAAACGCAGCATTGCAACGTAACATTTCCCGCATTGCCTTACGCCTGAGTGCGGTGCAAAAAGGCACACTGGAAGAGTTGCGCCTGCAACAGCAGCAGGTGCAGGCGCAGGCCGCGCTAGAGATTAAGCAGGCCAACGACACGCTGCGCGAAAAGCAGCGCGTGCGCGCCCTGGGCTACGCCGACGAGCGCGCCGCGCTGGATAAGCAGCGCGACGAGGCGCTGAAAGTGTTCGGCCTCACCGAGGAGCGCCGCAGCCAGATTGCCGCCGACTACACGCAGCAGCGGGTTGAACTGGAAGAGAAGTACAGCCTCAAGGCGGCGCAGGATGCAGTCAAAAACATTCCAGTAGTGCGCGCCCAGGCCAACCAGGCCAGCCTTGCGCTCGACGAGGAATTTCAGCGCCAATCAAGCGTGGCGGCCTTGCAGGCCCTGGCTGAACGTAACGCGCAGGAATTGGCCCTTGCCAAAGAAGGTAGCGTAACGCGCCACGACCTGGAACTCAAAGCGATTGAGCTGGAGCAGGAGCTAGCCATTGCCAGCCTCGACCGGCGCGCCATGAGCAACCTCGAATACGAAACGAAGGTGACCGCCATCCGCCGGGCGGGCGTAGAGCAGCGCCGCGCCCTGAGCGAGCGAGATACGCAGGCCGTGCTCAGCGAGCTACAGGCGCAGCAGCGCGGGGCCGAACTCAATCAGCAGAAGCTGCTGGCCGGGCAGGATGAGGGCCAGCAGCTACGCATCCGGGCGAGCAAGCAGTACTACAACGAGGTGCTACGGGCTGAGATTGACAACTACACCGCCGGCGTAGTGGCCACAAAGGCGGGCACTACTGAGCGTGAGAATGTTGAGAAGCAGCACGCCATCAACCTGCTAAACATCGAGCGTGACAGCAACCGGGCGCAGCTAGACCTCATCACCGAAAAGTATCAGCGCATTAGCGCGCTGGCTTCGCAGTCAATTGGCGCGCTCTCGACTATTGAAGACGCCGCCAGCCAGCAGCGCCTCAACCGCATTGATGCTGAGATAAATGCCAGCACTACCAGCGTGGCGCGCAAGGCAGTACTTGAAAAGCAAAAGACGCGCATTGAAGCGCAGGCCGCCGAGCAGCGTCGCAAGATTGCGAAGGCCGAGGCCGTAGTGAACCTGGGCGCGGCTGTGCTGCAAATCCTCAAATCACCCGCCGCGCCCTTCGTAGAGCCGGCGGCCAGCATCGTGCGGGGGCTGGAGATTGCGGCCGCCACGGCCACGGCTTACTCGCAGTTCCGGGCGATGGATGCGCAACGCTTCAGCGTGGGCGGCCTAGTGCACGGGCCGGGTGGCCCGAAAGATGACCGGGTGCCAGCACTACTATCGGCTGGGGAAGGAGTAATGACAGCGCAGGCCGTCAAGCTGTTCGGCCCGGTGCTTTCCATGCTCAACGTGCTAGGCGGCGGCCGGGCCTTCTACACTGACCCGACACCGGCCAGCACCTGGGCGCGCTACGCCGAGGGCGGCGTGGTGAGCAGTAGCGCCGCCTACCTGCCTACCATTCGCACGGGCGGGGTTATGATGGCCGATGCACCCGCGATTGATTATGAATTGCTGACGGACATGATGGCCACGAAGATGGGCGCGGCCTTCGTCAGCGGTGCCAAGGCCTTGCCAGCACCCGAAACCAACCTAACCGAACTGCGCCAGCAGATGCAGCAGCTTGATAAACGCGACGCCGAAACCAACATCTGATATGCAGCTAATTGACCTTCTCAACCAGCTCGATAAAGCCGGTACGCTAGCGCAGCTTTATCAGGCCGGCGTGGTGAACCTCAAGGCCTATTCGCACCGCGAGATTCTGCTGCACTACCGGGCACTGCTGGCCAGCCCCACCTACGCCGACCAGCCCAGCCAGGCCGCGCGCGCGACCGCGACCGGGCTGGGTTGTGGGTTGCGCACGGTGCATCGCGCCATCAGGGAGATGCAACAGGCAGTTTAGTCGCGCCGATGCGTCAACTCAAAACCAGAGAAGGGGCCCGCCGAGCAGATATACCACTAGCCGAAAGACGGCCAGTACTAGGCCTGAGAACACGAGCAGCCATGCGATAGGCATGGTATTGCTGAGCAGGTGGTACCACCAAGGGCGGGGGCGGCGCTTTCTCATGGGACCAAGCTACGAAGGCGGGTGTAGTTTAGCTGGATGAAAACATTACCACTACTACTACTACTCTCGCTTCTGCTGGCATGCGGCTCGTCATTCGCGCAAGCAAATGCCAAAGCCCCTGCCGCAGTACAGGCCGCTGCTCAACTGCCGCAGTCTACGGCTGCTCCGCAACCAGCAGCTCAGCCTGTTGATGCGCGAATGAGCGAGAAGGACTATTATAAGCAATTGGCTGATACTAGGGATAAAGCCACCGATTCAGCTATTTCTGCCACTCAGTGGACAATAGGTATTATGGCTGGCCTTTTCGCCATAATTTTTGGCTCACAATTTTTATACAATTCACGTTTAAATACTGTCGAATTAGAGAAGATTACAGCGGAATTACAAGCAAAAATCTCAGCGCTTGAAGCTTCTTTAAGGAGAAAGCTAAGT